TCCTCCTAGTTTTCCGAACATAGTCTCTAGGCCGTCGACTGTATGCGTCTATGTTCTAATTAATTATACAGTGATTAATTTATATATTAGATTTTAATAAAGCGCAAGAGGGCCTGTAGTGTGGATTGGATTTTTCCAACGATGTAGCTTTTTTATTAAGTAGCTACTGAAACTTGAGGAGCCGCATCATCTATTTTAAGTTGCAGATCAGCTTTTTTAGTTTCTGCTGCTTTTATATGGCTAATGACATCTCTAACTTTTCTGTCAATCTTAACCATGTTAAGGGTATATCTACCC